CAGACATTCCAAGCAGAGACATTTTCAAGAGCATTGATGATGTTGAAATGAAAGTTAAGATGATTGGTAAGAAGTCAGGTGCATTCCAAGTTAAGTATATGCCAACAGGTAAAAATGCAAATGACATTAGAAGTTATTTAAAAGAGTATGAGATTAAGACAGGCAAGAAAGTAGACGTATTGCTTGTAGACTATTTGGACTTGATGCATCCTATAGCGGCTAAGATTAGTGCTGAGAACTTGTTTGTTAAAGACAAGTATGTATCGGAAGAGCTACGTAACTTGGCTATGGAACTACAATGTATCTTTGTTACAGCATCGCAGTTGAATAGAAGTTCAGTAGAAGAGATTGAGTTTGATCACTCGCATATATCAGGTGGTATATCTAAGATCAATACAGCTGACAACTTGATTGGTATCTTTACAAGTAGAGCTATGCGTGAGCGTGGACGCTATCAGATACAACTTATGAAGACTAGAAGTAGTAGTGGTGTAGGACAAAAGATTGATCTTGAGTTTGACGTAGACAGTTTACGTATTAGAGACTTAGGTGAAGATGAAGAATATCAAGAGTTTCAAAAGCGTAAGTCAACTGTGTTTGATCAGATCAAACGTGGCAGTGGAACACCAATAAGTGAAGACAGTGTAAACGACGATCCTAGCACAGGCGATACTGTAGGTAAGATACGTGCAGAAGCAGACTCTACAAAACTTAAAAACTTTATCAATAATTTAAATTCCGAATAGATCTCTTTGCTAAATAACTTGCGTTAGAAATAACGAATAGGCAATATAAGACAAGCAAAGAGGCTAAAATGGAAACAGATTTAGAAAACATCCAGAGGCTATTAGACAGATTTAAAAGGCCAGTCCCACCCGGACCCGAATATCAAAATCGTTTAGCTGAAGAATTCGAGCTCATTCTCTCTCAGCGATTCACTGATTACTTCCTTCAAATATGTGATATTATTAACCTTACCACAGACATTCCTCATATGACTAGAGGATCTGCGGGTAGCAGTCTTGTATGCTATCTGTTGGGTATTACAGATGTAGACCCAATAGAGTGGAACATACCTGTGGCACGGTTCATGAACCCTTTGAGGGATGACCTGCCAGATGTTGACATAGACTTTGAACATCATCGACAGACGGAAGTCATGGAAAGGATATTCAAGAAATGGCCAGGCAAGACAGCTCGACTAAGCAACTACGTCACCTACAAAGAAAAGTCAGCTCGTAGAGAAGCTGCTAAACGTTTAGGTGCCACAGGTAATCTTCCACGCAACTTTACTTATGAAAAAATAGGCGTTGACCCTAAAGAGGCAAAACGCATAGAACGTAAACTAATAGGCAAGAAGAGATGCATATCAAAACACTGTGGAGGAATCGTAATGTTTACAAGGCAACTACCAAAATCACTAATATCAGCAGACAACCAAATACTACTAGACAAATATGAAGTAGAGGATCTTGAACACCTCAAAGTCGACATACTAGCAAACAGAGGACTATCACAACTAATGGAGATAGACCCTAACACACCATTAGCAGACTATCCTCGGACAGATCAAGCAACTAGCGAATTGTTAGCACGGGGAGATGTACTAGGTGTAACACAAGGCGAAAGCCCTGCTATGCGTAGACTGTTCAGAGCAATCAAACCAACTAGTATGGAGGACTGTGTGTTTGCAACAGCAATGATACGTCCTGTTGCTATGAGTGGCAGACAAAAAGCAGCCATGTTCCAGGACTGGTCACAAGAAGCTGTACAAGACAGTGTAGTATTCGAAGACGATGCTATTGACATTATCTCAAACATCATAGGTGTAGACATGTACGAAGCTGACATGTATCGTAGAGCGTTTGCCAAAAAGAACGATGAAAAGATACTAGAGTTTGTTGAACGCTTGGGCAACAACCCACGCAAGGCCGAAGCAATGGCTGCACTGCAAGAGCTGAGCGGCTTTGGATTGTGTAGAGCTCATGCTGTAAACCTAGGCAGACTCATATGGGCATTAGCCTATCAGAAAGCACACAATCCAGAAGCATTTTGGCGTGCTAATCTCAAACACTGCCAAGGAAGTTATAGAGCTTGGGTATATCAATGTGAAGCACACAGACGAGGAATAGAATCTAAATCAGGATGGTGGAACCACGGGTTTGTTCCAGGATGCGGCGTAAGACAAAATTTCTTACAACGTGTAGATTTTGCAGGTGTTATTGCCAACGGTAGAGTGTTTCGTGGCAAAGGCAACAAGTGGGTTACCTTTCTCACATTGGGCACAAACTACGGAGAGTACATAGACGTAACCATACAACGTCCATTTGCATACAGAGATGGTGATGTAGTAAGTGGATCAGGTTCGATCAAACACTCAAATAACTCAGACTATATACAGTGTACAGATCAAAAATTATTTACACTGGGAGAATGGTTTGAACGAACTAGTAAAAATAGAAACAGATAGTTGGTTAGGTTATTGCAAGGACGATCCTGTTCGTCCTCACCTACCATTATACTGGCGCATACAAGATGGAAGAGAAGTTTACGCATTATTCGAAAAGCAATATGCTGTAGAAGCACCCGTGGACTTTGAGGGACCAAAAGCAATTATCTGTGTAGCATACACCAACGGTGTTGCACACAGTGAACAAGATCTAAATCGCACTGACGATCCAGATACTGCAATGTTTTATACTGTGTGGAGTTATGACAAAGGTGCTGGTACAGAAATTGTAAACACAGTAGCAGACCACATTAAAAAAACTAGAGAAGACATCACATGTTACATGACACTGAGTCCACTCACTGACATGGCAGAACGTTTTCATTTGCGTAATGGTGCAACACTTGCTCGTAAAGGTGACACCTGCCAAAACTTTGAATATAAATTATGAACCTACAAGTAACTGAAATTACACACTATACTGAAAGTTTGTTTCGCATTCGTACAGAACGCCCTAGCTCGTTTAGATTCACAGCAGGCGAATTTACAATGATCGGAATGGAAGGCACACCCAAAAGAGCATACAGTCTTACCAGCGGACCTTACGATGACTATCTAGAATTTTACAGTATTAAGGTTCCTGATGGACCTTTGACCAGTCGACTGCGTTCGATCTCAGTAGGTGATTATTTAGAAGTAGGTGAAAAGACCACAGGCACACTCACACTGGCTAATCTAGAACTAGGTGGCAACTTATGGTTATTGGCCACGGGTACTGGCATAGCACCTTTTATAAGCATACTAAGAGATCCCACAACATACGATCACTTTGATAACATACATGTGTATTGGAGTGTGCGTAGACGAGAAGACCTACAAAGTTATGACAGCTTCCTACAAGATCAGCCTATCACGTATACACCCACAGTTACACAAGATCCTAGATGGTCAGGACATAATAAACGTATCACAACTTTTATAAGAGCAGGAGAAATTGTTCCTAATCTAGAACCTAGTGAACACAAAGTCATGATCTGCGGTAGTCTTGAGTTTAATCGAGAAGTAGCAGATATGTTTGACGGTTGGGGATTTTCGCAAGGCACCAACAAACGTGCAGGTAACTTTGTACAAGAACGAGCGTTTGTGTCATGACACGCTACTATCTAGCCACATGTGAATACAAATGGAGCCATGCACACAGAGACATGGAACACATATGGGTAAGACGTGAACTAGGTGAAGAACTATTCGCTCAGTGTAACCAACAGGGCTTTGAACTGGTGTACATAAGAAGCAACAGTCAAACACTACCTGAAGATGTGTACTGCCGTTGTGACATATATGTAGATGTTGAAGACTCAAAACAGGCACTGCTGTTTGCACTACGGGGTCACATAGAAGCACACAAAGCCTGAAAGGCCTGCGCTAGAAAGCCGCACAGCGGTAAAGCACACAAGCTGCGAAGCAGTTTTCGCAGAAAAATCGGAGCGATGATCTACTGGCAAGTACTGTGTTACTACTGTGTGCCTTAGTGTGTAAAACTGTGTAACCTACATTTAAAAGCTATAGCGCCGCACTGCAATACATCGTAAATACTGTTTAGCAATTTAATGAGTCTTTTGAGCAAAGACTACGTCACTGCTCTACACTTAAGAGGCACTAAATAACAGTATGCAAGACGCATATGTACAAGCGTTTGTTGAACTGGCTACAAGTGCTAGAGAAACAACAGGTATTGAGTTACCCGCACACATAGAGCACTATGTAGTTTGCCTATTGGCAGTACATGTTGATAAACACGACTTCTTGCCCACGCACTCATTTGCACACAGTTTGTTGAGTATACAACGTACTAGTGATGCTAAAACACTTGGAGACACATGTTTGTTTGTTACTAGTGTGTTTCCTGAATATGGTGTTAATGAACGCTACTATACAGACATTGGACGTACTGCATACAATGCAATCAACTTAGAGATGTTTCAAACCATTAGTGTACACTTTGACACTGTGAAGACTTTCACTAGAGCAGCCTGTAGAGGCACTGTAGACAGAGTGTTGACACTGTAGGAGAGAAGAATTATTCTTCTGATCGAAATGGGTCCTGTAGCCAAAAAAATTGGTCGCGCAAAAAATTATGGTGAAGTACTTATCGTTTCTAGGTGGTGATTCTACAACCATGGCTTAACAGCTT